TTTCGGGTTCTTTGATAATCCGAACGGAATCACCCATTTGCGCAATTTCACCAAAGTAGTCGTTATTGGTGATTGCTTCACAAACAGCGGCCTTGCGGAAAGCGACCTGCACCTGTTTGCTGTAAATTACGGGCGAAAAATTACCGTTAGGAAGATTACCATACCCGGCAGCGGTTTTGAATGCCATGATATTATCTCCTAGTTAGCATTTTACAGATGCAAACTCACCAGACTAATCAGAGGCTGATTCGCTATGGGTGCGTATCATATTTAGTTGGCCGACCAAATATTCAACGGGCCACGCTCGTCAGGTAATCCATAAGACTGTAGCGTTTGCGGTGGGATGTAAGCAGGTAGCGAACCCACTTACACCTAAGTTGACTATAGTTATACTAAAAAATATCTATTTGTCAACACTTTTTTATCGGGCTGAACCCGATATATCATAGATAAACTTTCCTGAACGGATAGCATCCATAATTTCATCAGAACGCTTTTCGTATTCTTGTGCAGACATACGTTGAACTTCTGACTCTTTTAGATAAGAAGATGCCTCATTCTCTTGCGGCTTGCTTCTAGTATTCTTTGATGTGACAGCTTCTGCGGCGTTTCCTTTTGACTTTTTCTTAGTTGTGATGTTTCTGTCAGATTTGTACAAGTCAATAGCACGGGCAGCAGAACGAGCATCATTGTCGTTCTCATAGAGTGCTTCCTGTACCCACTTAGGCTGTTCGTCAGCCCACTCGTGAAAGTCATCACTATCCCTAATCTCGTCAAAGTCAGGATGTAGTCGCATTAGTTCTGCTTCTGCTTTTTCTCGCTTGGCGTTGAACTGCATTTCATCCACTGCCTTAAACTTGTCCTCAAGTTCTTTAGATTGTTCTTGAGCCTTTTTGGCAGCAATAGTTTCAATAATAGCAGCAACATCTGGATATTCCTTTGCCCAAGCCTCTAGGTCTTCATCTGACTTTGGCAGTTGCATTTCTTTGCGTGTAGCAGTGTCAAGCTGCGATTTTAATTCTTCCAGTTGTTTTTGAAACTCACGCTCTTTTTCTTGTGTATGACGACGCAAGTCACCATAGCGTTTCTTAAATGTCTTTTCTTCAGATGAGGCAGGTTCTTCCTCTGTTTCTCCAACCTCACCGTTTTGTTCTTTTATAAGCTGTTCAAGTTCTTCTTCTTCTTTCTTGATACGCTCATCGTTACTATAGGGCTTTGATACAAATGCCTTAGTTTCTTGCGGCTTCATATCTTCAGCCATGATTGTGTCGTTCATAGATTTCTCCTATCTGGGGCCATCGTAGCCATGCAGGGGGATGGGTAGGCCAGTTAATCTAGCTGTTTAACGTGCTGCTAGTCCACGTTTGCGAGAAGCACCTTGTGGCGGCTTCAAGCGAATTTGTTGCATTAGGTCAGGGCCAAGTAACTTTGCAAGTACGCGACCTTCTTGTGTACCCATAAGACGACGAATATCATCTTTCTCTTCTTCAGAAAGCGACATATAACGCTCTCTAATTAGTGCAAGTAACTCGTCCATAGTTCTTCATTCTCCGATAAATTGCTGTGGCATATACGCCAGGAATAATTACTGCGAGACCAAACAAACCTTTTGCAGTATACTTTTTATTAATGAACGCTTCATACACATCCTTAACAACGGATGCTGACCAATCTGATTTGGCAACAAGATTATCTGCAACCCACTTACCCCAGATATCATATCCCTCTTGCCACATGTTAGATTGTTGACGATGCCACTTACGAAGTTCTTTGATTTCAGTGATGGTCATCTGATTACGCTTCCATGATGCTGTGCAACAGTATGTTCCTGATGGCTCTGGGTCGCCGCCACCACCATCTTCACCAGCACGAGATTTGTCGCCGGGGCTACTAGCCTGAGTGCTACCAGACTGCTTCGCCATTTCTTGACGATTTCGTTCTGCGCGTTCTGCTTCTTCCCTACGGGTTGCTTCTCTACGCATAGCGTCTGCTTGACGCTCAATAGCAGCATCACCCGAAGAACCACTCTCACGAAGTTTTTGACCTCTGGCTGTTGTTACCGCACGACCTGTGCTGCGACTGGTGACAGGCCGACCTGAACTATCTGTTACAATGTTACTACGACCTTCTCTTGCAGAAACTCTGTCAGCTTCATCTGTATCTGTTTGACTTTGTTGACGGCGACTTTCCTCTGCAATGATTGCCTCTGCACGTTCTCTATCAATTTCTGCCTGACGTGCATCGCTAAAGTCGCGGTCTGCCATAGCATCAATCTCAGCCGGAGTAAGAGAAGGACTATCATCGCGGTCTGCCATAGCTTGAACTTCAAAAGATGTGAGAGGTGTAGTCTGTTGCCGTTGCCTACGTCTTTCGTCTTGAAGTATTCTTTCTTGAGCAGGAGTAAGACGCATACCAATTTCTCGTTCAAAATCTGTTGGACGTGCCATTGGAGTTGACATTTCTACAGGGCGTTCTATAAGAGATGTTGTTCTACTCATAACACTACTGCCGTCATTACGAATTGCAAGAGTATCTAAATTTCTAGCTGGTTCAGAAGCTAGTGTTCCATCCCTTTTAAACCTAAATAAATCATCCCCAATTTGTGCATAACGATTAGAACGCCGACCTTCAGCATCTCTAAACGCACCACCCATATTTGCTACCGTAATAACTGGAACTTCTGAAATGTTTTGCACTGTTGTTTTTGGCGCAGCAAAGGGTTCCATGCGTGTTGAATCAGATAGACGTTCCTCCGGCCCAGTAAGACGGGTACCCGCAGGGAAACCAATCCCCATTGGGTCAAGACGTGTGCCATCTGCCGTTGTCGTTTGTCCGAACAAACGTGCAATGTCACCTTCTGTTGCAGCACGACCCGTGCCTATCGGTGTGGAACGCGAACCACCCGCCATAATAGGACTTGCTGCACGTGGTGCAGTAGTTGTAATACTAGCACTAGGCAATGGTCCAGTCCCAATACCATCAGCAGTTCTAGGCGTTGCCATACGTGCAGCTTCACCTGCGACTACACCCTCATAGTCAATGTCTGCTGGAGTTGGTGCTGCTGTGGATTGTGCGGTTGTGGCCTCTTCTCTCTCTGTCTCTGCTTGCACCATTAGTGCTTCAGACAATGGTTGATTTTTATATTCTAAACCTAAGTCTTCGTATATTTCACGAGCAGCATTATTTTCCAATTCTTTCCTGTTGCCACCAAAGCCTAGAAATCCTCTATCTAATCCCGCTGACTGATTAATCTGTTGATTAGCTGCGTCAGTATAATTAAATAGTTGATTAATGATTTCCGTTGTTTCGGGGCTTGTTCTGTTTTCTTTTAGCTGATTAAACAAATCCCGTGACATGGTTGCTTGTTTACCATCACGTGTAAGTGAAACACGGTCTACCCGTCCTGTCAAGGCTCCAAGTATTCCCGGAGCAGAAGTTCCACTGGAGTCATAAGACACTTCATAAGTTGTGCCACCAAATATGCGACCGTTTGAAACTGTACCGCCAAATACTGTAGTCGCTGCTGGCGCAGTGCTTGGCTCATCTGATGGGTCATCTTGTTGCACAGATTGTGCCGGAGCCTGCACTGGTTGTTCTTGTTGCACAGGGTCTTGTTGAGCATCTACTGACTGTAAAGTATAACCCGGTGGAATTGGATACAGAGGTTGACCATCAATAAACGGTATCTGAAGGGTTTGGCCTTGCGCATTAACGTACGTTCTAAACTCTGTTTCAACACGCGGCACAAGCTGCTCTGCTGTAATTAGTTCACCAGTTTGTTGCGGCGACTCAGCGATTGCATAAGGGCTTGCAATGCGTTGCTGCACAGGTGCGGTTTCTTGGAGTTGTACAAACCCAGTAGGTTGTTGTCCTTGCAAAGAGGTGTATGGCTGAAGTTGTGGTACAAAACCACCAACCTGCATCTGCATAGGCTCATCATCCATAATTAAGTCATCTATGTTAAACGGGACACCAGCAGGAATTGTAGCTTCGTCTGCGTTACCCATCTGTCCCATCGCTTCCATACGTGCAAGGCCAGCCTTTGCCTCATCTCGTAGTGCCATCATTTTGTCTAGTCCATGATAGCGAACAACGTCGGCTGGCATGACAAACTCGCCCTCACTGAGTTGGGCAGGAATGTCGTCACGCACTTCTTTTTGCAGGGAGCCTACTGGAACATCATTGCCTGATACGGGGTCTGTTGTCCCTCCTTCATCCATGAGGCCACCCTCGTTAAATAGTTCCATTTGTTTCTGCATTGAAACATCTCCACCTTCGCTAAAAGTTCTAAGTTTGCCGTCTCTGGTTCTTACTGCCATTTCTCTCAGTTGGCTCATAGTAGGCTTTTGTACATTTTTTGCTAAAACCAACGGACCAACTTGTATAACTTCATCTGCTGAAAATACTGGACTTCCCGTAGCTTTGTCAAAGAAAGCACTGCCACGATATGGATTCATACCTACCTGTGTCCACTCAGGAGATTTGTTTGCTAATATTTGTCTTGCTTCATTTTGCAAATCGTATGGGTCTTCAGGTACGTAATCCCCAAAGATACGCGCAATAGTTGATTTGCCAAAAGGCTTGTCCTCTCCTGCTGGTGTAGTTCTTTTACCTCTAGCAATGTTGAGAGCTTCTTTAGACTTTGAGCCAAAGCTAATATCTTTAAGTCTAATAGCTTGTCCAAAACCAACAACAGAGCCAGCATCTTTGGTGCCATCGTGAATAGAAACAACCCAAGTGTCATAAGTATTGTACGCGGGTATATCTAAACGAGATGAAACTTTTTGTCCCGCCTTTAAGTCAAAACCTTTTACTCCAAGAACGCCAAACTTTCCTGCCTTCTTGCCTAAAGAACCTGTCAACTCAGTGACTGTTGGCATATCTGGCATATCCTCTGCAGAATATTGTTTTGAGTCAGGAATAGCATCTTTAATTCGTTGTCTTGCTTCTTTAGATGTTATTTCTCCCTCAAACAAATCTTCTGCAGCCCGTCGTGAAGCCTCTGGGTTTACCTGTCTTTGATTTTCTGGCAGACGATTTTTATCTTGCCAAACTTTCATGCTTTCAGGGCTATCTAATAATTTCTCAGCCTCTTCTACATCTGCCTTCCGAAATGCTTTAGTAGCTGTGCGTAGTCCCTTACCAGCCAAATCACCTACGCCCGGAATAATACCAAGAAGACCAGCGGTTGCCTCAATACCTGCACCAACATAATCTTTTTTATCTAGTGCATCTGACGTGCGCTTGATGGCTAATGCTTCTCCAACGCCCGGAATAAATTCCGCGCCAAACATTGCTGCGTCTTTTACATTGTCTTTTGATAATAGCTTATCTGTTTGTTCGCTGGATGGCACATCTCCACCTTCGTTGAAGCCAACAAATCCAAAGGGAGTTCTAACACCAAAACCTAGTCCCAACATACCAGGTTTTTTTCCCATCTTTTCTGGATTTTCTAAAAGTTCATTAACAGCATCTTGATATTTTAAATTACTCTCTGGGCGCGTACTCCCATGATACACACGCAAAAGACCGTTGTGGTCCGTAACGCCAAGTGCTTTTGCTTCTCTAATTTTTTCATCAAACACAATATCTGCAAATTTTTTATAATGTTTTTCGTGGTCAGCCCTATCAATATTTCCAACTTTTAAACCACCAAACGTATTTCTATCTTCTTGTGTTGCTTCTCTTGCAGTTGCTATACCTTGTTCATTATAAAATTTAGAGGCACCTTGGTCTAAGTTTACTTTATTTTTTCCTTGCGCTACCAACTTCGTATAGTATTCTTGCTCATCCTCAGATAATTTGCCACCACCTTTTAAATATTTATCCACTGCATTTTCAAGACTACTGTATGTTATTTGTCTTGGACCAAAAGCAGAAGAGGGTTCTGTAGCACTTTCTTTGACAGTAAAAATATAAGGCCAGCCATCAACATCTTTAAATGCATCCACTTCATGCGACTCAATAGCGCGAATAACTTCTTTACGTGAATGATTTTTAAATATTGACATCTTGTGTTACCACATCATTTTTTAGCTGCTGCATCTTTTTCAACACGGCTATTGCTCCCTGTGAACGATACAATAAGATTTCATTGTCTGCTTGTTCTAATGACTTTTGTTGTATAGTAATTAAACTGTCTATGTAATTACTGAAGTGGGGCCACTGCTTGCTGTTCACCAGCGGCTTCAACTTGCTGAGTAGTTCCTTGTCCATTTGCACTAAATCCTTGCTCACCAGGCACAGGTGCTTGCCCTACACCAATTGTGCCACCCCCTGCACCAGTTGGGTCTGTTGGGTCAGCGCCAGCAGGTGGTTGCTGCTGATTTTCTGCTGGGGCTTGAAAGCCTTTGAGAAGTTCAGCTTGAAGAGCAGCCTCATCCATATTGTTAGTAACCTTGTCGGGGTCAAGGTCAAGTGATTTTGCAATCTCACGAATAATATATTGAAACTTAGCGAATGGTGCCAAAGCAGGATTACTTGCTACACCAAGGAATTGCATCAGTCTCTGACTACGAACCTCGTTAGCCATTAGGCTTTCTGTACCTCGTGCTTTTACTTCAAGGTCGCCTTTTATATCAGGGTCAAAGTCAAACTGCATGTTAAAGCGGAAGAAACCTTCACCAAGTGGACGCAGAAGATAGTCATCCACGTTTTTGATAACACTCTTTGTGCCACCAGCAGCGGCGTTCATCAGCATAGAAATACCACTGGCGGTTCGCCCTACGCCCTGCACACCTGTTTGTCCATGTGCGTACGACGGAAAGCCTGTACTTTCGTCTGCCAGCACACGTGCCTTGTCAAACAGCATCATATTTTCAGAGGACACATTTGGAAACTTTGTGCCGAAGATAGCTTGGCCCGGTGCGCCACCCTGACGACGGAAGACCTTTCCCGGATATAGAGACAAGTCTTGCCCCGGTACTAAATTAGTCTCGTCCACTTCTACAATCAGGTTGCCTGACAGTACAGCATTGTCCACAGCCATACGCATAAAGCCATTCATCAGCGTCTGCGTGTCGTCCATATTTTCTGCAATGCCTACACCAAAGAAGCTGTATGGATTAAGTTCGTATGGTGATGCGTGGTATGGTATCTTTGCTGGCTTGAATGGATTTAGAACAACACGCAGTAGTCGGTCATTACAAACCCAGATGTTTGCTTGCAGTTCATCAAACTCTTTTAGTTCTTCTGGTATCTCAACATCATTGTCTTCCAACATACCTGTGTCAATAGTACCCCAGTATTCCAGAACTTCAAACCTATCAATGCCATGCTCTGGCGCATAGTCTGCGAGGTCATCTTCCCAATATTTCTTAGTGTAGTTTTCGCCCATGCTAATGACTTCATCAATAACACTGCTTCTAAAATACGGGCGACGTTTCAAGGAGCGAAGTTGTGTGCGCGACATTTTGTGTCGCTCAATAACAAACTGCGCCTCGTCCATGTTGTTTGCATCTGGGTCAGGATAAAAGTTCCAAACAGATACATGTGACACTTGTGGTATTGTTTTGAAAAGCGGGTCGTAGTCCCCCTCATCATTCCAGTTGGGATACTCTTTGTCAATAGCAAATGGCCCTTTAATTACCCCTGTGCCAAACAGAGACATTTCAAAAGCTGTGCTACGAAGATGCTTGTTTGCACCTGACTCTTCTAGCTGGTCGTGAATTTTTTTCTGCATTGACTTTGCAGCAATCATTGCAGGACTAAAAGTTATTGCCGTTGGCGTTTTACCTGGTCCCTCTTCCAAGTTTTCTAGGTCAGATAGTTTTTCATCTAGTGGACCCAGCATATCCATCAGTGTCTTTTGTGTGGCACCCTTTGGAATATCGCGCCCGTCACCCTCAAAACCATACGGACTTTCCATTTGGTCTTGTAGCTGTGGAGGTTTTTGCGGGTCAAAGTTTACATCTGCCACTACACCTTCTGGTAGTTCTGTTGGCTCAATGGAAAGGGGAAACCTGTTGTTGGCAAATAGAACGTCAACAATCTGACCGTATGCAGCCAGCGTCTTGGTTTTTGTTACCTTAATAAAAACACGAGACTTTTCAGCCTCTGTAAACTGCACGTCAGGTCCGTACAAACCCCTATAGTTTCTATAAGCGCGTGTCCATCTTTCTTCATCTTGATAACGATAATCTTCTGCGCGTCTGTACGAGTCATGTACATGGGCTATCAAAGATGATATTTCAACATCAGTAACATTTGTATCGTCGCTGTCCTCTAGCGAGATAGCATCTGTCTCCATAGGGATTTCTTCTTCAGCCATTATATTTCCTTTGCTCCTACTACGGTGCATTCATAGTTGACAGATTTCCAATTTCCATCTGGTGGTATGCCTTCGTGTATAGCTTGCGCCTCAACACATTGTGTCTTTTCATCAAACCACTGAACAGATTGTTCAACGCAGGTGTGACTATCCAAACATACTGTCAACATCAAAGACCAGATAATTTCCATACTAATATCCAAACGTCGAGTCGGCTACTCTCATACCTGTCGATGGTCTGCCCGTGGGGTCGTAGTCAAAAATAGAGAACCTGGGTCGGGACATAATGCCGTACCGTAAGGCGTCATACAAATGGTCCTCAGATTTTGTATCCACATCTTCTGGATTTTTCTTGTCCAGCGGGATGGACGGTAACTGACTGATGACATTTGTGCAGCTACTGAAGAATACAAGTCTAGGCTCCTCTGTAAAATCATCTGTTTGTAATCGTCTGTGTAGTTCGTTTTTACCGGCTACACGACTGCCTCTACTACGGTCTGATGGACGCCAGCGGCATCCTCTGTTAATCATTTGCTCCGCAAGAGAAGGACCAGTATCGCCACGCTTGTGCCAAAGACTACTGTCCAAAACACCATACTTAATATTTCCATCTTCAGCCTCTACCTCAAGTATCATGTCAGCCAAGTCTGTGGCGAGGACTTTACTGACGTATAATTCTCTATATACGATAAGTTGCTCGTCAGGCGCAACTGCAAACCAAAGAACGCCAGAATAGCTACCGTAGCCATAGTCACAGGCACGAAACTTAACCCAGTTGCTAGGGATATGGAAAGGCTCAACAACGTGAACATTCCTATCAAACTCAGTAAACGCCGCGCCTTCTTTGATGTCCCAATCGCCTTGAAGAAGTTGACGCCTCTGTTGCTCTGGGAGAGAGAGAAGCATGGCTTCGTAATCCCCTGCGTCCGCAAGGTATGGGTTATCAGAAAGTCTTGCTGGGATAAAGCGTCTCTTAAATAAAGGTTTTCCTGCTTTGCTATGCCCAGCGGGATATTTAAGTGCCTCTCCTGTTTCAATATCGGTTGCATCAAACGCTCTATTATACGGGGCAGGGTCAATAAACATCTTCTTAACCCAGCCATGACCCCTACCACCGGGGTTAGTTGTTGCCCTCATAAAAATAGGCAAGTCAGGTGCAGTGGACCGTAGACGACTTCGCATGTAGTTCCATGCATATGGTGTGGCCCATTGTGTCAGTTCGTCAAAGCCTATCCAGCTAAACGCTAGACCCTGATAACGCAAGACATCCTCATCCCTGTCTAGGTAGGACATCCACAATCTCGCGCCAGATGGCGCAGTCCACTGCATCTTCCGCTCTGACCATTTGATACCCGGCCAGATTTTTGGGTACAACTCCTGCGACTTAAATATCAGTTCTCGCAGTTCTTCCGTTGTATGTCGAAGAAGCAATCCACTAAACTGAGGATGCCCCATGTAACGAAGTGGGTCAGCCAGCATGGCGTAACTCTTACCACCACCGGCACTACCACCGTACAAAACCTCTCGCTCACTCGCCGCTAGAAACTCTGTCTGTGGCCCTTCGTTTGGTTTAAATAAAACATTAGCATGTTCTTCAATGCTAGATGTTTCACGTGTAACTTGTTTTATCTCAGGCTGTTGCTTTTTTGCGCTTTGCGCCAAGTCTTGTTTCTTCGATTTCCTGCGCTTTGGCAATTGCCTTTTCCGCATATTCTGCCCACTTGCGGAGGCTTGCAGCTTGGTTCTTACGCTGTCGTTCATGTGCTAATCTTTTACGTAGCCCAACATGTGATATGTATCTTCCAGAATTTGCTGACAACCAATTTGCCACCTCCCTGTAGGAATATCGTTTCACATGTTTCCGTGCAGTCTCAAGTAAATCTAACTCTGTAGCTACTGGCAGAAGTATGTCGGGGTCGTTATCATCTGCCTCGTAACCAAATGGTATTGTTCTAGCTATGCGTGGGACAGGAACCCACTCGTCCTCGTCCTTTAAATCGGTGGGCTGCGGTAGCTTCCATTTTCCTGCTGTTCTGCTCATTCTCTACTGGCCTAGCAAATACTGTTCCGCAATCTCTGCAGACGCGCCTTTTGCGTCCTTGTCTTCTCATATTTTTGGTAAAACAATTTGGACACATATCATTCTTGCGTCCCTCCTTGATACCGGCGTTCCAATCAATAAACTTCATCGTCTTCTACAGGTGCTTTGGGTGGCATAAGCATAACACCACCCGACGCTTCCACCTGCATCTTCTCTGTCTTCACAAGACCTACACGGTCAAGCAATTCTTTTGCTGCAACCATCTTATCACGGATGCCAAGTTCAGTTGGGTCATACAATGCGCCTGTCATTGCCATCGCGGCTTTGGGTGCGTTACGCGCCATATACATTTGTGTGGCCTCAAGAATTTCTTCTTTCAATCCTTTGACAATCTCTGTGGTAGAACTGGTGTCAGAGTATCCTGCGAGTTTTTTGGCGGTAGCCATATTGCCACCTGCCTCATCAAACAGCACATCAAGAAAGACTTGTTGTTTACCTGTCAGTTGTCTAGCCATTAAACTCTCCGTGATGCATAGCGTGTGCGAGTTTTGTTGCCCGTGATTTTACCTGATTTGCCCACCTGCTGTCAAGCATTTCTTTTGCCGCTACGTCAAATTTATCTTCGTGAATAGCTGCCCACATTTTTTTAAACTTAGACAGTCGAGGCACCCCTAGATTAAACGCCATGTCTACAAGTACAAGCTGACGTACAGCGTCTAACCTGTCTACGCAAGGGTGCGCACGTAACAGTTCTTCTTCGACAATCTGTACGTCATTCTGTGCGAGGTATATAGCATCAGCTTCTGTGATACCGTCAGAGTAAACATATTCAATACTTGGATAATCCATCCAATCCAGTTCATCTTTTGTGATACCCCGGTCATCCAGATTTCTTCCAATGCCAATCGTGTTGATGCCCAGCGTATCTTTGTACACATCAAGGCGCATACCCTCATGGGCCACCAACTTTTGCATCAAAAGGTCTTTATCATATTTCATTTTTCATGTCCCATCCATACTGCGAAAGCACCTGTCATTGCGCCAGTGACTACACTAACGAGAGCCGCCTGTTGACTTGTTGGGTCGGGTAGGGTCATAAACCACTCCACTACCCGCCAAGCGGATAAGGACATCCCAAGCATCATCAGACGTGGTAGTATCTTCCACTTCAGTATTCTTTCCATCGTCACTTCTGCCACGATTTTTCCTCGCTTGTTCTTCTGTAGTTCTCTCGTGCATACTCCACATCGGCAACTGGACTACCTCTTACCAAAGAATTTTGTAGCACTGCGTACACCAAAGCTAGCGGCAACAATAACACCAAGAGAGTATTGATACCATTCCGGCATGGCCTGAAGTTGTTCAAAACCACGAGCCACCACACCTTCCATGCCCGGTATAAAAGCCAATATCAAAGGCACACTGAATAATATTACAAGCCATTCATCTTTCCACGAGGATGCGCTGCCCTTAATAGCTTCCAAATCCCAGTCAATTTCAGCGTTGGCTTTGCGTTCATAAACCACCGCTTCAGCTTTCTTTTTAGCAACTTCAGCCTCAGTTTTAGCCTTACCTTTTTCAACGTGACCCTCTAACCATGTGCCAGCTAAACTAGCTATCGGTCCTATCAGTGCTGTTAACATTCTTTATTTCCCATAACTTTTTCTTAATCAAATACACACGTTGTTCTACATCAGGCTCCATGTCAGCCAAGCGCACGTCGCGTGGGTCATTACCCGCCTCTGCGAAATCGTGCAGTCTTTTTAGCAATAGATTTAGGCTGGCGTACAAACTGCTTTCCCTTTCGTGTGCCTTCTCTTTTCGCTTTAGTTGTAGCAGCATATTCGGCACTTGTCAAGGACTTTATTGCTTTTTCTGGCAAATATCTTTCACCAGTCTTTGCGCTAGGCTTGCCAGATTTTGTGCGCCACTTCTGCTTTGTCCATGACTTTAGACTTTGCTGTGACTTTTTTAGTGACATTATAGTCGTCCTTGTCCGTGTAGTATCAACAATACAATGCAAGCTAGAATAGTCAAACCTACAATAAGTAAAAAAGTAACGACAGCTATTTCAAACATCTGCTTGCGTTTACGTCGTGCTGCTTCTTCTGCTTCTTTTCTGGCTACACGAGCCTTTGCTTGAAACCTCTGCCAATCGTGCCACAGACCGGGGCGACCTGTGTATATCATAATCTGCTTTAGCTGCTCTTCTTGTTCACGTATCTGCTCAAGAGCCATGAACTCTTCGAGGTCAGAGCCACCACCTTTTTTAAGTGACTTACGTTCTAGGTCTTGCTTCGCGCCAACAAACTTAGCGATTGCACTACCTGCAGCAGCTATGTCTTTACCGTTAGATACGGCTTGTTTGATAACTTGAAAGGCCGCATTTGCCGCCGCTAGTTCTGCCAGCATCAGTACACCTTCGTATCTTTACTTACCATCTTCGGTAAACAGTATGCAGTCACCTTTTGGCCCTGCTTATGTAATGTCTGTGCAAACCAGACACATTCGTTCAAGTCACGAAAGTACATGTCTTTGCTGACCAGTCTCTCGTTCTCCCCTGTGCCTATATACACAAACAGGAGAAAAACGTGAATCATGGTTAGCTGCGGTAGCCGCCTCCTGCCTTTTTATATGCCGACGCAAGCATTTGCGCTTTTCGTGCTGACCATTGTCCTGGTCTGCCACCTTTGCTTCCAGCCTTGATGCGCTGGAATTGTCTCTTTCTCATTCCTGGCTTAGTGTAGTTGCCAGCTTCATTAACTCGACTCTTGCTCTTTGCCGCACCACCCGGCGCAAGTTTAAGCGTTCTAGGCGATTTTTTTTTCGTGCCAGCCGATGCGGTTTTCTTTTTGACGCCTTTGACCGTGCCTTTGTTTGCGGCAGCATTGAAGACTTGTACACCTTTCCTACTCCCATACTGTTTTTTCATTGCAGCTTGTATCTTTTTACCTTTAGGTGTAAGTGGCATGTCTCCTCTCCTATTTATTTGGATTAAAAAATTCTTCGGCCACAACTGCAACAACAAGAGTATCGGCTGTGCCAGCGTCTACGATAACTTTATCCTCTGCATGTACAAACAAAGGACTATCGTTTGTAAAAATACTTACGCTGCTTGTAGCGGCCAAAGCATGAGAACTGTGCAGAGTGTGAGTAGTATTAGACGTTTTTTCATAATACTTCACCGTAAAATTTCTGCTACTGCTATCATTGTTTATAATTAGTAGATTACTAATCCTCGCAGAAAAATTTTTAGGCACAACATAACAGTCTGTATCATTAGTCGATGACAGTGCCGTTACATCTGTAAAAAATTTAGAGCCATCAGTTAGTTTCGGCATCTCTGCTTTCCCAGTAATCTTCGCCGTAGTCGTGTAGTATTTCTTCGCCTTGCTTTATTTCTTTAAGCGCATAAAACTTAACAAAGCGTTCATCTTCTTCTTCAATGTCCCACTCAGCGTTTGGACTTGCGCTGTGATTATAGACCATAGCGAACCCAAGTGGAATATAATATTCTTCGGTATCAACATAAGGCGTGTGAAACATGTAGTCATGGAGGACACACTCATCTCCCACGTCAGTATAATCCGCGACCAGATAAGGACACAACTCAATTGTATCTCCTTGAGCATAGTCCCTATCTGCGAAAACACCAAGTCCATGTATTTCCGAATTTGCAACATATGGCATTACTTCTTCTTTTTAGCCATACCGCCGCGCATCATTTTTTTCTTCTTGGTCATGCCGCCCATCATCATTTTCTTTTTGGACATGCCGCCACCACGCATCTTGGTCATTCCACCACCGCGCATTTTCTTCTTAGCCATTTTAGCTTTACCGTGCATTGGCATTTCTCAATCTCCTTCTGTCAAGCACTAGAGCATCATAAACGTCTTCTGGAAAATATTCGTAATAATTTGACTTTTCCAGATACAAAGCTGCATCGTCCAGTTTAGAAAGTTTCTGCACAAAGACCATACAGTAGGACAAGCTGTCATCCGTTACCTCATCATCGACAAGAAACTCAAGACCAGCTTCTGTTGCGTCATAGTCGGGGTGGAACACCATAAGGTGCAAATCAATACCAGCTATTGACATCAACTCATTCATGCCATCACATACACCATCAAGGTATTCCATGTCTGGCAAATCTTCTTCAGCCCAGACTACGATATCATAGTCATGGCTATCAAACTCACGGATGGCATTCAGTAATCCGTCTATACCTGTGTTAATACTAAACACTACCTTGTCATCGGCCCATGCTTTTCTAGCATAGGGGCAGGGTGGTAGACCATTTAGTTTAGCATTGGGTATCTCTAAAAAGTCTCTAGACCACGTGCGGATGTCACGCTCGACTGGATGCACGTTGCTTTGTCTTTCGCTTTTGGGCTTCAATAAACTGTCGATACACTGCCGCAGCGGCCTTCTTACCTGCCGCTCTAGCACGTTGTTCCATAGCAATCGCCGCTTGTGTCTTATGAGCATGTGTTCTTCCAGACGCTCTAATTTTACGGACAGATGCTTCAGCGTCTTTGACAGTAGCAAATTTAAGACCTCGTATGGTTCCTTTTGGGTTCTCATCAGTATACAGGTCACTATGCTTTTTTGACTTTGCGGGTTGCCCTTTTTTTCTTGGAACTCTTGGCGACACTTGGTAACAATCCTTTGTTTACAGCCCTTGCTCGTTCGCTAAAGCCCATCTTCTGTCCTGTGCGTATCTTACGCCGGATAGTAGATAGCTTTGCAACCATTAGACATCAAAACCCATTTTGCGTACAGCAGTCTTGCCCTTCTCTGTTTTGGCAAGTGCCTTCAAACCAGGATTAGGTAGGTTATCTGTTACAGAGCCACCGTTGGCTAGATACATGTGCTTCTTACCGTTAGCCATGCCACCCATCGCCATCTCTGCCTTCTTTTTCATTTCTTTTAGTTTCTTGGCTGGCATTGTGCCTACACCAATTGAAACAACAGTCACATCTTTCTTGTGCTTGCCCATTAGTATTTTCCCTTACGTGATTTAGGACTAGATTGTTTAGCCTTACCTGCCCCACCCCATAGAGTGCGACATGCCCAGTACCGTGCAGACAGAATATCCGTAGCTGTGTCACACTTGTGCCTAGCACGAAATGACTTACGGGCTGCAGCACTGTAGTTGTGTCCATAGCCCGTAGCACCAAAGTGAATCAGCTTTACCTTATCGCCCTTCTTAGCCAACACCATTTTCTTCTTACCTTCACGGTTTGACTTGATTGGCTTATTGTATCCAGGGAATGTTATACCACGGTACTCTACACTCACAGTTTCATACCCTCTGTCTCAGGCTCTGGTTCTCTACATTTATATTGATAGGTGTGCGGCTGTGGAAAAACCAGTTGCATAGCGGTGACCATCTGATGGACACGCATTACACACTCAGCTTCTGTTTGATATGGCCCACGCGCATCCTGTGCTTCAACACACATAGTAGGCTGGCCCATTAGACATGCCAATACAACTGCTTCAAACATTATATACTCTTTTTAAGTTCACACTTAAACTTGTATTCTACGGGTGCTGGCATAGTCATCTGAATGACCTCAACCATTTCTTCAATACGTACCCTACAAAGTTCTTCAGTTTCACGTAGCTTTATTGTGTCCTCAAAGATAGTGCATTGAGTAGGGTCTGCTAAACTACATACCATTACAAGTGCTTTAAACATCATCAGTGTCCTTCCAGCCTTCGGCTTTCATTGCAGCCTCAACGTGTTTCAATGTGAAAGGACGACCATAATGTGCCTCCACAGCTTGCCTTACATAGAACACATCACTGTGGGGTATGTGCAAATTATGTAATGTGTTATTCTTGATGGCATCATAGAATGCATCCAACACATTGTCTGTGTATAGTTTTACAGATTTCTTTCCCATTGTCAACTACTTTTTTACAAAAAATACAAATTAGTCCAGTAGGGGGTTATTAGATGTTACATATAATGCTATCATATAATGTCTTTAACATCTTTCTAAGAACATTTAATGTTCTCATCTAATAATAGAGTTATACCACAACTCACTATATACTGTCAAGAAGAAAATTAGGTTTTGCTGACAAAATATGTCTTGACTTGTGCATACTAGTGCCACCCGTGTTTATCATTTGCCCATGTGGTTAACACTCAATTTTCCTAATCTGTGTACTTGTCCATATACGTACGTACCTGGGGGCGGTGGTGGTCCGGCCCGACGGGAACAAAAGGTGAACAACCTAGAACAAACCGTGAACGAAAGCTGTTAAACCTTTGTTTTGCTTTGCTTTTTTATACTATGGCAAGAGATATGCTATCACTTGTCGCCTATATGATGCCGAAAGAATGGCGCGATATAGAAAACTGCACAAAAAATAGGCAGGATGGTGCATATAAAATAGGCATCCCCATTGTTGCAAAATCACCCTATCCCCTAAAAAAATTTCATGTTGCCTTATTGTTGCCTTATTCATAACCTATCACGACAAAATCTTAACGCGCACATGAAAGGAAATGATATGCATAACGACGCAAAATATATGTCACGCGATACATGGGCCGCAAAGCACGGCGCATATAACTTGCCATATTATGACAGCATCACTCGCCAATCCCCATGGCCTACTAATGCCATTGAATGCCGCGACATGGGCTGGCAGGAATATATGGCATATTCCGATGCATACGAATTGCATATCTATGCGCCAGCCAATGCCGATTTAGACGATGCAATAGACGTGTTTTGCATGGCAGAATTTGAAATGATAAACATTAAAGGTTATATGTTTACATTTGAAGCCATTACCGAATAGGAAAGGAAAACGACCAATGATTATCTATAACGGACCATCATTATTAGACGGAACGCCTATCATCGCAATTGCTATCCGCAAATCAGGCAATGCTAAAACCGGCGATATGGTGCAAACCTATATCCTATGCCGCGACATAGACCCGCGCGATGCAAACAAAACCGGCGCGGATTATTCGATTTGTGGTGACTGTCGTCATCGCGGAACGCCTACTAATGACCCGACGCGCAAGCTTGCCGAAAATCGGTCCTGCTATGTCAATATCGCGCAAGGCGTTTTGATTGTGTGGAAGGCATTCCAGCGCGGCATATACGATACCGCAACGGGCCATGACGCTATCGCAAAGCTTGGCGCAAATCGTATGGTGCGACTAGGGACATATGGCGACCCGTCAGCGGTCCCGTCCTATATTTGGGAAAGCCTGTTATCCGATGCCGATGGTTGGACGGGATACAGCCACCAATCCGGCGTTACTGGCGCAGACTATAGGCCAGACATGGTTATGCGTTCCGCTGATACAGAACAAGAGGCAAGGCAAGCTTGGCGCAATGGTGAAAGAACATTTAGAGTAGTCGCCAATGTGCGAGACATTATCGC